CTACAGAAGTATAACAACTAAAACCAAACCCCATGCCAGACATCAGTATGTGTATGGACAGCATTTGTCCATCAAGTAAGTATTGCCACAGATTTACAACTAAACCAAATGAACACAGACAAGCATATACATCTTTTAATAGAGAAGAAGATGCTATAAACTGTGACAGCTTTTGGGCCAATGGTGTAGACTCACAAAAATGTACAAGAAATGGTGTAAAGCTTGTAGGACAAACATGTTCTAAACAAGACTGCACATATCCAAATTGTTTAAAAGATTAAATAAAACTTATGGAAAGATCAACTAACTTTGTAAGTTCCATCGATTGGGAACATGAAGCACAAAAAGATTACATCTTTGCTATTGAGAGACAGCGAGATATAGAAGCCTCATGGCAAGAGTGGGAACATAATAAACGCAAACCAGCAAACATCCAAACCAATGAAATTTTCTCTAGACGTTCATCATTTCGAAGAAATTTTAAGAAAATAATATCACTTCGAAGAAAAATTTTAGTACCTTTAGAATAAAATTTTTAATTATGGGTTTATCAAGAAAAGAGTACTATCAGACTCAAGATCAAAAAGAAAAAGCTAAGATTTACAGAGAAAAAAATAAAGAAAAAATCTTAGCTTATCTGAAAGAATACAGGGAAAATAACAAAGATGCTTTAGTAGTAAAAAATAGAGAAAGAAGTAAAAAAAATTATGAAAAAAATAAAGATTTAAAACTTCAAAAACAAGCAGAACAAAGAAAAAAACCTGGATATAAAGATAAACATAATGAATATTGGAAAGAGTATGCTAAGAAGAGAAGAGAAGTTGATACATCATTTAAGATACAAGGAAACATGCGATCTCGTTTCAATAGTATATTCAAGTCTAAAAAGATAATAAGAGACAATAGTATTGTAGAGTTAGTAGGTTGTGATTTTAATTTTTTAAAAAATTATATAGAAAACAAATTCTTACCTACAATGTCTTGGGAAAATTATGGATCATATTGGCACATTGATCATATAAAACCATGTAGTTTATTTGATTTAAGTATAATGGAAGAACAAAAAAAGTGTTTTCATTATACTAATTTACAACCTCTTTTTGCAACAACTCAATTGATAGAAGGAATAAATTACATTGGAAACTTAAACAAAAGTAATAAGTATGAATTTTAAATTAGATGTACATCATTTTGAGGAACTTATCGCAAAATCATACAGTCTAGATCACGTCTTCTTGTTGATGCTTATTAACGAGAAGTATGAAGTATCACCATTGTGTGAAAATAGCATGAAAATAGCTGGACTATACCAAGGATTGGTACGTAAAGGGCTCATAACTGATGATGATAAACTAACATTGTCAGGACATGAGCTCTTAACGTTTCTAGCCACAAGAGGTAAGGCCAAAAAGATTATCAAAAGGAAACCTGCCACAACAGAATTTGAAGATTGGTGGAAGGCATATCCAGGTACAGACACATTCACTCATAAAGGTAAATCCTTTACAGGTAACAGAACTCTCAGAAATGGGAAAGATGAATGTAGGCTGAAATTTGACAAGATTCTTCTTGAAGGAGAATATACAGCTGCTCAATTGATTGAAGCACTGAACTTTGATGTATTGCAAAAGAAAGAAGCATCTGTCAAACAGATGAAAAATAATCTAACTTATATGCAAAGCTCTACAACCTATCTTAGTAAAAAAAGTTATGAAGCCATAATAGAATTAATTAATGAAGGTGTAAAGATTGTAGAATCAACAGAAATATCAAAAGGAACAGACATATGAAACCAAAAGAAAAAGAAAAACCAAAAGAAACTACTAAGTGTCAATACTGTGGTTTAGAAAATGGTAATCACAAGCTAAGTTGTCCAGTAATTAAAGTAACAATGATAATATGATTTACTTTTTTATAATATTAATGTATGAGTTCATAAGACCAAAACTAATTTGGTTATGGTATTATTTGATTAATTATAACGACAGAAAGAAAGAATGAGTTTTAATCACTTAGAAGAAGAAGTTAACAAAGGACTCTCAGGAAGCAATGATGGTATTCCTATGGGATTCAACAGACTTAATAGATATGTTGGTCTTAGAAAGAGTATGTACTATCTTGTAGGTGGACTTACTGGTTCTGGTAAAACGTCATTTATTGATGATGCATTTGTTCTGAATCCATTTGATTGGTATCTCATGCAGAAAGATCCAAAGATCAAGCTGCGTATTATATATCATTCAATGGAGCGTAGTAGAACCTATAAGATGGCTAAATGGGTGAGTAGAAGAATATTCACACAAGAAGGAGTTATTATTCCTGTAAATAAGCTACTAGGTTGGACTGAGAAGATGAATAGTGACGAGCACGATCTTTTCTTAGCCCAGAGAGACTACATTGAAGCAATGAATGATGTTATCACAATCATTGATGGTCCTGATAACCCAATAGGTATTGCTAAGAATCTAAAAACACATGCTCTTAAACATGGAAACATTGAAGAGATTGATGAATGGAACAAGAGATATGTTCCTCACGATCCAAATGTTGTAACGATTGTAGTGATTGACCACATTGGACTATTGAAACTAACGAAGGACCATTCCACAAAAAAGCAAGCCATTGATAAGATGTCTGATGAGCTTCGATATGCTCGTGACTTCTATGGATACACTCCTGTTGTAGTTAGTCAGTTTAACAGAGACATATCAAATCCTATTAGAATCAAAAATGGTGATGTAGAACCTCAACTAGAGGATTTTGCAGACAGTTCCCAAACTCAGAATGACGCTGATGTTGTACTTGCATTGTTTGATCCAATGCGTTACAAGGTTGCAGACCCTTCTGGTTACAATCTTGATAAGTTAAAAGATGACTATGGTGCTAAATACTTTAGAAGCTTACGACTAATTAAGAATAGTTATGGTGAAGACGATGTACGTATTGGTCTTGGTTTCCTAGGATCCATAGGTATGTTCAAGGAGCTTCCTCGAAAGAAAGACATTACAGATTCAGACTATGGATCTATTACTAACAAATCATATTTCTTATTATGACAGTAGAAAAATTAATTAAAGAATTAAAAAAGTATCCAAAAGATGCTAACGTTGTATTTTGGACTGGATCTGAAAATGATCTTGAGATAGGAAATTTAAACTTCTTCCCAGAAGAAAATCTTGTATCTATTGAAAAAGAGGATGTTTAAGTCAAGAAGATTTTATATTTATAGAAAAAGATGACATTAAGAGATAGAAGACAAAGAGAGTTTGCTGATGTATGGCTCAACAATGGAAGACATGGTATTCTTAATCTATGCCCAAGGTTTGGGAAGATTAGAACTACCATCAATATTCTTGAGGAGCTAAACAATCCCAGCGTACTGATTGCTTATCCAGATAATAAAATCAAAGAGTCTTGGCAAGCTGATTTTGAAGAAAGAAACTATGACGACAGTAAGGTAACCTACTCGACGCACCTTTCTTTGAAAAAACTAGTTGACCACGAGTATGATATTATTATTATAGATGAGATTCATCTCTTAAGTGAGGCCCAGATAGAAGTTTGCAAAGACTTACTTAGCAACAACGCTTCTATATTAGGACTCACAGGTACACTTTCTATAGATACAGAAATCAATTTAGAGAAGGAGCTTGACATTCATGTTATAGCTCACTATCCAATTGAGAAGGCTATCGAAGAAGGTGTAATTGTAGACTATGAAATCACAGTGATTAGAGTTCCTTTAGATGACAAGACATTACTTGACTTTAAAGGAAAGAAGAAAACTGAGAAGAAACAGTTTGACAATGTGTCCTGGGTGATTAACAAGATGATGGCAAGTGGTAGTGATACCATGTTCATGCGTCTTGCACGAATGAGAATCATTCAATCATCCCTAGCCAAATTAAATGCTACAAAAGCATTGTTGGCAAAACATCAAGATGAAAGGGTGTTGGTGTTCTGTGGAACTACCAAGATTTCTGACAGTCTAGGGATTCCATCCTATCACAGTAAATCCAGCGAGAAACAAATGTTTGCTGATTTTGCTGAAGGTAAGGGGAATCATATGGCTGTGGTGAAAATTGGTAACACAGGAGTAACCTACAAACCTCTCAACAGAGTTATAATAAACTACTTTGATAGTAATGCAGAGAATCTAGCTCAGAAGATAAATCGTTGTATGGCATTTGAATACAACACTCCTGACAAGAAAGCTCACATTTACATCATTAGCACTAATGAACCTGTTGAGCTTAAATGGTTGAACAAAGCTCTCGAATTCTTTGATGAAACAAAGATAAAATACGTATAATCATTTGTATTATTACGAATATTTGCGTATATTTATTACTTAAAAATAACTAAAAAAAGTAACATGAGTTCAAAATTGATTGGGATCGTGGGTGCAACTGGTACTGGTAAATCTACTAGTATTAAACATCTAGATCCAAAGGAGACGTACATTATTAACGTAGCAAAGAAAGAGTTACCCTTTAAAGGTAGCGAGAAGTTGTACAACGCAGACAGCAAGAATTACAAGGAAGTTGATGATGCAAATGAGATCACTCGTTTGTTGAAAAC